ACCTATCCTGCCGCATCTGCCTATTTTGCTTTTGCTGTTTGTTGTATAGGTCAATCTGTTTCTGATCCCGGTCATCTTTAAACGGTCTGTTACTCTCGGCAATTGCTTGTTGGACCTCTTCGGGTTCGCGCAGCTCCTCAATCCACGGATGAACCGAATGCCGACAGTTAGGATGTATATTATGATACCCGTTTGCAAAAGCCCGAGATAGGGGAGGGAAGCGCTTATCTTTCCCGGTTATGCTATACACCCGGCCTTGAAACTGCGTGCATATATGACAGGTAGGGTAGTGAGTAGTCATTTTCACCAGATCATAGCCGTTGGCCGTAAGCTGATTTTCTCTTGCTATGTTTCCAGCTTCTCGCGTGGTAGATCTCGCTACCATACTTGCATAGCTATCAAGGGATACCTGGTAAGCGTTTTCACCCTGGCCGTATTGTACAGTCATAAAGCCTTCTTCTTGCAGCTTCTTGATGAGGTTATCCTTCATTTGTCGGATAGTCGAACCGGAAGCAAGCTTTTCTCCTGTGGCTTCAAGGCCTGCCATACGCAGCGCGTTATCCCGAGCAGTTTCAACATACCGCAGGATCTGCCGCCCGACTTGTTCCAGGCCTTGCCCAATCTGATATTGCATTTCGCGCGCGATCGCGTATATGGCATCGTTATGAAGCAGCGCAAAATGTTCAGGAGACTTCATCATCAGATTATTTCTCGTGAAATAAGCGTATATTTCGTTCAGCGCCTTTTTGTATTCGGCAGGTATGACAGATCCGGCATATTGGCCGGTTGCTCTTTCCAGCTCCTCAAGCTGTTTTTCGACCTGTTTTAAGATTGTGTTTGCGTACGTTTTGGTACCGACGCCATTAAAATTAATAATCGTGTCGAGGAGCTGATCTCTTGCATTTCGATAGATCTTTAGCAGATTGTCAAGCTCCTGTTGTGTCCGGACGGGCATTATTCTTCACCGCTCTCGTCATCCTCCTCATCTTCAACCGGCTCATTTGTATTACCGTCAATCGTCTGCAGCATTAAAGGCATAGAAGCAGAGCGCTCCTCGGCCATTTGTTCAAGCTCGGCTTCAACTTCAGCATCAGAAAGGCCACGAGCCTTCAAAGCAGAATACTGTGACATTATAGGTTTGCCGCCAGTTGCTGTTACAAGGCGATTAGTTTCCTCAACCTCATCATTCGGTAACCCATCATTCCAAGTAATGGTGAGCGTATCGTAATTAAGCGTCATACCGTTGACTTGGGCTAGTAGCACGATTATTTGCTTAACAGCAGCATCATTCAGAGTCTTAATCCTGGACGCCTTAACACGCGGTGAAACCATGCGGAGTTTTAAAGCAGTGCCTGAGCTCGCATTGCCACCGCCGCCGCCTTCCATAAACGCCTGGCCCATTTCAGTAAGTATGTAGAGCTGATTAAGCAGTGTATCAATTTCTTTGAATGAGCTTTCAAGATTGCCGTCCCAGGTGATGTATTTTAAATCCGGATCGTCGTTTGAGCGCCGCTTAAAATAGTTGCCCAGATCAATATAATAAAGCCCTGTCCTTTGGTCATAAGACAACGCCGACTCCGGCCCGCTCATGCTCGGATCTGAATGTTTATCCAGTACACGATCGATGCAGTGGAGACGCCACATCAGCTTGGAAACAATGCTATTGATAATGGCATAATCATCTATCCCATATACGCTGCCACTATGCGTAACATTGGTTAAGATTTGTACCGCATAGTCAGCAAGCCCTGTCTGTTGAACTTTCGGTTCCTCAATTAATTTACCTATCTCATTCTTTGAGCCGTCAAATTTATACCGCCTTTGCTCAATCCGGCCTATATCGTGAATCTCGACATACAGCTCAGTCATGTTCCCCTTATCGTCGGGAGTAGTGGGGTAGGCGATAACATGCTGCTTAATGGTTTTTAGATCCGAATAATCAACAATGGGGAACCAGTACATCGGAGAAGCAGCAGTCAAGTGCTTGTCTACAATCTTAAGGGCAGCGTTACCAAAACGGCTAACATCAATAATCGCCTCATATAAGCGGGTATTAAAGTGTTGCCGTTCAAGTAGCTTTTTAAGCTTGTCCGTATCCTGTTCGGTCTCAATTACCGGCGGCTCTCCGCAAATAAAATCAGCAGTCTTTTTTGATAAAAGCTGCTGATAATTAATCACTGTATCCACATCGTAGCCTTTCCTATGTAACAGCTTAGCTATCTTCTCAAAATCACTTCTAAATACTTCGCAATGTTTAGATAAAAACAGCTGTTCGTTTAGCTTATATTGTTCAATTCGTTCTTTCTCTTCGACCGGAGGATAGGGCTCGCCTTCATTCAGCCAGTTTAAATCTGTAAGCATATTTCAGCCTCCTTAAATCCACACATTAACGAATTTGCTTCCGCCGCGCTTCATATCATCTTCAAGAGCGTAACGCACGGCATCGATTGAATGGCAATCCTTGTCGGGATAACCGGCTTTAAAGTTGCCGTTTTCGTCCCTTTCAAGCTCGTAGCCATAAAATTCACGCCATGTATTGGGACAACGTTCGGCGTCAATAATGATTTCTTCAAGTTCTTCTGACAGCCATTTAATGCCGTATTCAACGCTGTCAGGACCTTTGCGCGCGCCTCTTACGCGCAACCCATATTCCTGGAAGTCTGCAATGCTCTTTGGTTCGGCGCTGTCACATATTATTTCACCGTTAAGCGGATTCAGCGCCTTAACCTGCAAAGCGGCGGCTCTGTTAGAAAGCCGTACTTGATGTATTCCACGGTAAATAAAAAGCCTTTTGCGCGTTTTATCATAGTGACATTCGACATAGTGGAATGGATCCGAAGCATAACCCCAGTCAATACCGCGCCGGATATGATCAAAAGACCTGATCTCATCTTCAGTAATTCGGCGATTAGTAAGATTACGGAACACCTCAGCACCGGTACCGGTTACCTCTCCAAGATATTCATGCCGATACGCTTCCGGCTTTGTTGCTTTGAGATGTTCAGCATCCGCAATAAATTGCTCTCCCAGCCAGTGACGTGGGACACTTAGGTAATTACTATAATGCGAGATAGTATCAGGCTTGTCCCATTGAATGGGATCATTAACCCAGCTTCTTTGCGATTTTGGAGGGTTATATGAATAAAAGACGGTAAACTTCTCGCCGCCTCTTATAACCGATTGTTGTATAGAACGTATTTTTTCAGGCCCTTCAAACTCATCCAGTTCCTCAAACCAAAGATATTTGATGTATCCCTTTGAAACCTTTATGGATTTTGACTTTATAACTTTGTCGGCTCCTCTGAAAAGAATAACCTGCCCTGTGGGGGTGTAGGTTAATCGCATTGGGGATTTGGTCTTATGCCATTTATGTGACACCCCAAGCTTATCAACAGCCCAGACGAGCTGCTCATAAACGCTGTCATAAAGATTAATTTGATACCGGCGATAAGCAATTGCATTGGAATAAATTCCTTTATTGGCGTCGTCCATCATCCCCAATATTATTTCTACGCTTGCAAACGATGACTTTGTGCTGCCACGTCCTCCAGCCAGCTTATAATAAGTGTGACGGCCTTCGATAACATCCCAATGTAGCGAGTAAAACGATGGGGCAATGACATCTGTTAGTTTAATCTGAGTCTTCTGCGCTTTTAGGGATGTCATTTACAATCTCAACTCCCATGTCGCCGCTTATACGAACGTTTTCGGTAAACATACCCAGGTGTTTGCCGAGCAGCTCAAGAGCTCGCAGCTTATCAGCAAACCTGATTTCCCGTTCTGTGCTTTTAAAATCACCTTGTGAGATTCTTTTCACTTTCACGGAAGCGATCGCGGCTGTATCGTTTTCATCGGCGCCTTTTTTAACGGTGGCATTATTGATATCTATCACATCAGGAGGATTAACAAACGCTACCCTGGCGAGTTCTCTCACAACGCGGTCAGCATTTATGCCGGTCCGCTTCGCGCGCTCAGCCAATTCAGCATCTATGCGCGCGCGAACGCTAACATTGGCTAACAGTCTTGAAGCTTGTTCATTTGCCGTCTTCGGGGAATACCCGGCACGGATTGCAGCCTGCGTTCCATTTAGGTCAATCAAATATTCTTTAATAAACCTTTCTCGCTTGTCTGTCATGATCACCACCGTCCAATAATTGTTGATCTATCTAAAACCTCTCGGTATAATAAACAAGCGCCGATTAGCTCGGCGCCCGTAAAGGAGGGAGAGTGAGGAAAAGCCCCGATGAAGAGGGGCAGCCCGCGGGCTATTGTTCATGGTACTATTTTAACACATCTAAATGTGCAAAAGAGTGCAAACATTATTTTCCAGCTAATATTTTTTCAAAAGCGCTTAAAGCTCTGCTATGTATGTAAAATACGTTGCGTCTTTCATACTTCATCCGCTCGCAGATCTCGCACCACCTCAACATCTCAATATGCCGCAATTCTAAGACAAGTCGGTATTCCGGATTCTCAATTCTGCTGATCAGCTCCCTTGCTTCCTCAAGCAGCTTAATTAGATCTTCGGCTTCAGCCTGCAGTTTCTTCTCCATATCAAGGTACTTCGGGATGTACGCATCAAGCTTACTGTAGGATCCTGTCTTACCCTTTAATTCTGCGGTGTACTTGCCGGTGGCATACTGCACAAGCTCCCTAAGCCGCTCGATTTGCTCGCGCTTGGTTTCGATACGCTGATTAATCCTATGAAGTTTATCGAAATACAGCTCAGCTCTTGATTTGGACCTATCCCGCCATACGCGGGTTTTAACCGGTACCGACATTGGTGTCACTCCTTCTTGCTTTGATGCATTTCCAGATGCATCGGTGTCTGTCTATCCTCACCATGCAGTCGGGAATTTTCGCCCGGAGCTCGTCCAGCGTGTCCGCTGTCGCTATGATGTTCGTCGGCGTGCTGCAATCCCAGAGCCTTGCGATGAATTTGTCCGGGTAATCCGTGGGGTGGTCGTAAACACAAATCAAAGGGATTCGTGCCTGCTTCGCTGACTTTTCATAGTCGAAATGCTCCACTTCGCGGTCATTTTGTCTGTCTGTGCTCTCTGTACTCATGGTCTTCTCCTTTCATGCGTTCTATGATGTCGAGGTATGGGAGGCC